AATATTTCTTGAAAAATCTATCTATAAAATATAGAATGTTTACATCTGCTTCACCAAATCACGAATTAATTAAAAGAAATGAATCAATTTTTGGACAATTATGTTCTCCAATAAAGGTGAAAAAATTAATTAAAGACAAATGGTTATGTCCTATATTACCACATATATTTGAAACAAATAGTCAAAATACGAATGTGATTCAATATTGTTTACAACACTTTACTAAATATCAAAAATCATGGGGATTTAGCTTTCATAATAATTGTATAAATGCCGGTGCTTTATTTAAAATTCATTATGAATTATATAAAAATAAATCGACAAACATAAAACCATTTATTGATGTTAGTAATTCAAAAGAATTAGATTTATCCGAAATTCGTTTAAATTATGACTATACTGATATTAATGTATTTGAAAGAACTCAAAATAGCATGGCATATGTTGTACAAAAATACTCTATGGGATATGATTTTGATAAAATAGATTATATAACAGTTTGTGATCCTAAATCATCTTACAAAGATATTATTCAATGTATTGGGCGTGGTACAAGACCTGATAAATTAGGAGAAAATGGAACTAATTTAGAAAAAAAATTACATATCATGTTACCAATTTATATGGATCAAATGGAAATGGATAAATCACCTTATGAAACTATTTCTGAAGTTCTGCGTTATTTAATTTATGATATTGAATTAGATCCATTGGAAGATATTGAATTTGTTGAAGGAAAAAAACTTGGTGGTGGGGGTGGTGGAACAGATTATAGAGGTGGAGATAATACTCGTGCTATTTTACTGGATTTATTAAAAGGTGGTAAATATTCATCAATTAAAAAACAAGATCTAATTCAAATGTTAAAAGATAAAGATGTTCATGATAATAGTTCTTATTATCGATTAAAAGAAAATAGACCTGATTTAGAACTACCTGAATTATTCAGTGCATTCCCAGATTTTACATTTGAAGAAACATATGATAATAGTCCATATTATTCTAAACAAGATTGTATTGAAAAAATAAAAAATATTATGGAATCTAATGATATTGATGGAGATGATGAAGATATAGATTATTATAATGAAATTGATTCTAAAATACCAGATCAAGCTTTATTCCACTTTTATGGAGGTTGTAGAAATGATTATCCGTGTTATTAACAATAGTTATGAATAATATCTTTTGAGAGTTGTTTAAGGTCATTAATATATTTTTTTTCTGCTTCAATTTTATCGTCAATTGAATTAATAAAACTTTCTTTTTCTTGATAAATTTGGATACATTGTTCTTGTATTTCTGGTGATGGGACTGGAATTTTCATTTTTTTCATTATTTTATCTTTATCTAATACTGGTTTTGAAGATCCCTTTTGATATAATTTGTTGTATTTACAAATATCCTCTGTCAAAATATAATACAAATATAAATCATTTATATTATCATTTGTAATTAATTTATTACTTAAATTAGTGTGATTACATTTTCCTTCATAATAATGAATTGTTAAATCTCCTGAACCATCACCTGCAAAACTATCAGACATATATACATATGATCCATCATTATTATATGTATTTACTTTTTGCCAATTTTTTTTATATTTTCCTTTTGAGATTACTGGATATTCCCCATTGTCTAAAGATTTAAAATGGGTGCTACTTAATGTACCTTTTTCTAATTTACATATTTCACCAAATTTCTTAATTTCTGCATCTTTGAGTAATTCTTTAATTTCTGATTTACGACTATATTTTTTAAATCTTTCTTTTTCTTCTTTTAGTTGTTCGATACGAGTTTCAATAGATGTAATATTGGTTTCAATCATAGATAATTCTTCAACAATCTTTTCTTGGATTTCAAGGGATGGTAGAGGGATATCTATATTATTCCAGATATCCATATTAAAGCTAGGAATAGTTTGACCTTTACCAGTCATTTTATTTAATATAGTTTTAATATAATAGTAAATATATTTTACATTATACTCATTTTTTATTTTTAATCTTTGTACAACATTGGAATATATACAATTTTCTTTTACGATATGAATATATGGAGTACCATTTCTTGATATTAGTAAATCGTTATCATTGGTTAATTTATCTATAGGAAAATTAGGATAATCAGATAACATACTAGTTTTTTTACAGGTATATAAAATTTTATCTCCTTTATTCCAATATGTTTTATTTATAACTTCTCCGCCATTACTATGTGTATACATATCTTTTAATTTAATAATCGGAACTTCAAAATTAGTTTCTTCTTCAACTAGATATGCAGACATATCAAGAGAATAATTGGTTGATTTTAAATCTTCTTCTGTTATTGTAAATAATTCTTTGACTACATTACATTCTTTAGTTGTTTCAATATATCGAATATTTTGTGTTGGTCCATCCTTTGTAAATACAACAACATTCGTTTTTACACCAGCATGATCAAATCTTCCACTAGGACATTTTAGAATTGTATGAATCTTGACATTTTCACAAAGCCATTTCCTAAATTTCTTAGACCATTTAGAGTTTCCTTCAAATAATTCACCATCAGGTAGAACAATAGCACATGCACCACCATCATTTAACATATATACACAATGTTGAACGAATAAACACGCACCATTATTAACATCTAATGGATATATGTCTTTAAACTTAACAGTAGAATCTGGAAATGTTTTCTCATATGTTTCTTTTAGTGATTTATAATTCATTTTAGTTCCAAAAGGTGGATTTGTTACAATTGCATCTACCTTTGTATCGATCATAAATGGATTTTCACTTAAACTATTGCATTTAACGATATTTTGTTTATTCCCCTTTGTGGTCAAGAATAAACTCATTTCACCAAATTTAATTGTATCTAGTTCTGTTTCACATCCATAAATATTTTCCGGATTAATATTCCCTAGATTAAATAGTCTCGTTAAGAATCCACCCGTCCCCATACATGGGTCATATATGCTAGGATTAACAATTTTGTCTAGATATTGATTTAGGTTTAATCCATGAAAGATTAAATGGATTAATTGACGAGGTGTGAAATATTGACCCAGTTCTTTGGCACCTTTACCTCCACCATATGAACGAAATGATTCATGAATATCACCACAAGTTGTTGAGAAACTATCAACAAATGCATCATTGATTTCAATAGATTCAATTTTATCAATAAGTTGATGTAGAGTTGCTTCATCAATACAATTAAATTTACTATCATCTTCATAATAGATACTTGGAAATACACCATTTTCACCTGAAAGAAACTTGTTCACAAAACCTTTCCATTCTGTTAGAATACCTTTATTACTTTTGTAAAGTTCAGTTAAATCTTTACAGAATGATTTGTATTTTTTAAAATTGTTATCAGAAATTTCTTTACCAGCTTTCACTTGATTACATCTATCCCATAGTTCACTATGTTCATCATTAAATTGATATTGAAGGATCTTAATACATAATAGTCTCATAATATCATTCTGTGCTTTTTGCCCAACAATAGATGAACTATACAAGACATTATGGCATTGTTTGATTAATGTTTCAAGACTTGATTTAATTTGTTTATAATTTTCATTTACATCAACATTTTCAGATAATTCCCAAACAACTTTATTGGTTGGTTTGTATTTTTGACATTCCACTGTATTTACTTCTTCTACTTTATTAGAAACATTTTTGATCATCGATCTATCAAATATAATTGTATCAATTAAATCTAATTTATTTTCAAATTTATCTACATCATCCAAATATTCTGGATAATCAATTAAAATATCATCGTTTGTTTTCATCTGTAAATTTAGTTTAAATATTTCACAGTTCTTTTTATGGTGAGTTGAATTACAATGATTCTTAATGTGACTTAACTGACACGGTCCAGAACCACTCGTATTTTCATCAAATGACTTACAAATCCCACAATTATATTCAGTTATTGTTTTGGATGGCATATTATTAGTTATACTTATATTATATATTTTATTTTTAAGTATTTTATTTTAACTAATAATTAATTATATATATTTTTTTTAATTAAATCCATAAGTTTATCATAATATTCTTTATTTAATTCACAACCTTTAAATTTACAATTTGTATTTCTACACGCTATTGCAGTTGTTCCAGATCCTAAAAATGTATCTAATACAATATCTTATATATTACTATGTTTTTTTATTAATTCTTCAAATAATAATAATGATTTTTGAGTTGGATGAAATCTATTTTTACCACTTTGTAATGGAAATTGATAAATGGCATTATCATATTTGCTATTAAATGTAGGTTTTTCACCTTTGATACCTAATAATGCAATTTCTCTACAATTTGTTAAATAATTTATTAGATTATAATAAATTAACATTAAAAAAATAATTTGATATTACATATACATTATTATAGTATCCATAAAAATGTTGTCCGTTCAAGATATCGTTGCCGTTCATATAATGAGAAGAAATAATATAGTAAAACGTATACAAAGACATTGGCGTTATTACCAAAAAAATAAATTATCTTTATAAATTATCTTTATTACCGTTTTACAATAGTAATTTGAAATATATATATACTATTTTTTATTAATAAAAACATTTGTAATAAAACATTTATATTACATATATGACTGAACAATCTGTGCGATTTACCAGTGGTACATGCTGGCATCCCAATGATGATGATAAGTATTTATATCAAGTTTCAAAAGTAATTCGTATTCAAAGAAAGTGGCGAGATTTAATGAAAGCACCACCGACAATGCCAAATCTTCCATGTGATAATTCTGCTACCAACCAAGATGCGTATGCCGATCAACTTGCATCATGGATAGAATATAGAAGCAAAATTGTGGGTAACCAAACAGCATTACAAGAACACCACGATGTGATTGCTGGTATTGATGTGCCAAAGATTCAAGAAAAGAAAATTACATGGAGTCATGATGTTGATGGAATTGATGGTGATGGCATTATGTATACTGATATTACTGAATTACGTGATGGTGACAAAAAATACAAAACCAATCTGACAAATGCAGTAACATTGTGGTATGATTTTCTGGGCGATCGAGAAGACTTCTTCAATGATGTCTGTAAGAAATACATTGATTGCGGTTCAAGTATATACTGGGATGAATGGATCCAAGATATCATTGAACGCTTAAACAATGATGAGATTGTTTATCTATGGGGTCGTATTGGTAAATTGAAAAAACTATATCCACTAGTTGATAAAGATAAAATCAAACAATTCTATGATTCTTGGTCAACATATACCAGTATGGAACTCTTTGATTATAATACTGATGAATTGAATGAATATGATCCTGAAGAATTACAAGATGATATGGATACATTTACTGATGATATTGATGAATCCATTGACAAAATGAATTTTACTAATATTAGCACCAATCATCTTGATGGATTTGATCCATTGCCTTCATCATTGCCTTCTCCTAGAAAACGTAATGCTGTATCAGATCTTGAAAGAGATGTTAAACGACTTATGATCCAATAATCAAAAACACAAAAAAATTAATAATAATAATTTATAATAATATTTTTTATCTAAAATTTACAAATTTTGCACAACTTCAACCTGTTCCACATTTACTTCAACACCATCTTCTTGTTCTTCATCTACTATTTCACCAAGTATTACTACACATTTTTGTAATACAATCTCATTTCTAATTCGCATTGCTTTTTCACTACTACCACCACTAGTTCTACTTTTAATCCATTGCTCTAAAGATCCATTAAATTGTAAATTTAGTAAATCGGCTGCTCTATTAGTTGTTGTTTGTAAATCATAATTATGCTCTTTTCCTGCTTTATCTGCTGTTCTTTTTAAATTACTATACCTTAAGATTGAATTGGATAATTCTGTATAACTATCAATTGAAAAGTTTGGTATCCAAAATTTACTATACATTAATGTATTCATATCAGCCATAGATAATGGTCTGCCAAGATTTAATAAATATTCTATAATAAAATTTACACCATCTACAAATTTATCTTTTTTTTCATCATCTATTTCTCCATGATAATTATCATCATATTCTTTTAAATACTTAAAACATTTTGATTCACGAGTTTTACCTTTTTCTAAATATTTAAATGCCATATCATTCTCGAGAATATCTGTATTATCAAATGGATTAATAATTGTCCACCATGATAAACATTGATATAATAATTCACTATTTTCTGGTTTTGGCAATCCTTTAATATCTGTAAAATGATCGTATAAATTACGACCATTTGTAATAAATGATTTATGAGAACGTAAATAATCTACTAAAGGTGATTCCCAACTATTAATTACATCTTGAATTGTCATAGGCATAGCATTTTGTAATTTATTGAATATATTTCTTGCGATAGATTCAGTAATATTTTCATATGTTGTAACTGAAATCATATAATTTTCTAGAAAATCACATTCTTCTTCTGTCATTGTTCTGCGATTACGAATTGAATTATTTGCTGTATCATCATTATAAAATACTTTTTCATTTTCAATAGTAATATAAAATTCATTATTCATATATGAATTTAGTGTTCTTGTTCTATGTCCACCATCAATAATAACTTTATCACCATCAATAATATCACCAATATAAATTTTTGGTAGATCAATGCCTTGTAAAATAGATAATATTAAATGTTGTCGGTAATCATCATCCCAACAATCTTGACGTTGCCAATCTGGTAATCCAAATTGACCATTATTAAATCCATTAATGTAATTTATGATAGAAATATCAACATGTGATGGTTCTAGACGATTCATATAATTTATACTTTTTAATATCTTATTTTATAATATCATAATATTTTTAAATAGTTTTCAAATTATTTTTTCTCTATTTTACAGTCGCAATTTGAAATCTTAATTAATTTAAAAAGATAAACATCATTATTAATAAACGTATCAATGTCTATGATTGATGATGAACTTATTGAAAAAATGAATGAATTAAAATTAAACACAAATGTGTCAAATAAACATTCATATGATGAAGGTTATGATGAGGGATATAATGATGGGCGCAAAGAAGCATACACAGAATTAGAAGAAAAAATGAAAGAATTACAGAAAAAAATGAAGAATTACAAGAAAAATTAGAAATGAAAGATACAAAAATAGAAGATAATAAAGAATTGAATGTTGAAAAAGGCATAACATTTCGTGAAGGATATAAAAATAGGGTATTTGAACAAATCAAGCAGAAATGTAATGAAAAAATCAAAGATATAAGTAATCTAATAACAGTGAATGGTGATACGCAAAACAAAGAAAAAATATCTATTACAAATGTTAGAAATGTATTAGATGATCTGGGTTTTAATTATACAGAGGCGGGTTCTCAACAATCAAAAGATTTTAGAGATGTTTATACAAATGTTAAAAGTTTAAGTATTAATATTGAAGTAAAAAAAACGGATAATTTTACAGTATATTTCAATGATACATTACCATCAAAAGATATATATTATATTATATTCTTTACTGGTACAAAATATAAAAAAAAAGAAAATATTCTCCCACAATTAATATTTATTAATGGATATGATCTTAATAAGAATGATTTTGAATTATTAATGGAATATGATGAAGATATTGAACATTTAAAAAATAAGTGGGGTAGAAAAGGTAGTAATTGTAAAGCAAATTCTTTCAAACATTTTAGTGTATATCCTAGACCAACATATAAAACAGATATTAAATATTTATTAAACTCTCAACAATCATTTGTATTAGAGGGGGGGGAACTGCATTCCCAATCTGAATGATTTGTTTAGATTTATTCCCACTAATTTTATAATCTTCAGGAAATCCTTGAATTTGTTTTAATTCATCAGGTAATAAACATCTTAAATAATAACCTTTTTTATTTTGTAATGGAACAAATAATCTTGGTTGTCTAGCATATGTACATATAATTGTTTTACTTGGTTTAC